GGCAGAGCTTGAGCATTACGGCTACGAGGTGATTAGCAAGGTGCTGGGTATTGTGGCCGGTGCGCGTCAATCTGCGGAGGAAAACCATGGCTGATTTATGTGACTACGCCGCAGAAGAAAGCCAACGTGCGTTGGACTTGGCCCTAGCAGAGGCTAAGCGTAAAGCTGCGCGCCCCGCGGTAGATCATCCGCATTGTTTGGAATGTGGCGAAGAGATCCCTGAAAAGCGCCGTGCATTGTTACCTGGTGTTGAGTGTTGTGTGTATTGCCAGCAATTACAGGAGTCGGGCCGTGGGTGATAAGACTGTTAAAAAATCAGAGGCAAAGCTCACAATGGGGGGCGTGTCTTGCTCTCTTGCTTTTGAAGTTTCTCATGAAGTTTATGCATGTCTAGGTGAAGGGATAGTAGTCGACTGTGCAGACGAAGCGCTGGAAGATTTTCTACTGTCGGTATCCGGTCGTATGCATCAATTGCTTTACGCAGAAGTTCAAGGGTTTCGGTCAAGTCTGTTGAGTGCATCTGTAGAGCTCCTTTCTGATCGTGTGCGCTTAACCCAAAGATCTGAGCATAGCAGCAAAAGTGAGGCTGACAATGCCTGATTACCCAAATTTAGAATTGTCTGATCTGCGGAATTTGTTGAGCTTTATCTCACCTGATATTGATCGTGATACCTGGGTGAAAGTGGCAACCGGTGTTAAATCTGAGTTTGGCGAAGATGGCTTTGCTGATTGGGATAGTTGGAGTCGCGGAGCTGGTAAAGTTTACGATAGTGGTGCGGCGAAATCAGTTTGGAACGGCGTCAAAGCCGGCTCTGTCACTATTGGAACGGTTATTTATTTAGCCAAAGATAAAGGTTGGGCGCCTGACAAAGAAGAGTTAACGGATGAAGAAAAGCGGCAGCGCAAAGCCGAGAACGAAGCACGTCGCAAACAACGCAAAGCAGAGGTAGAGGCCGACGAAGCCCGTTTAGCCGTTATGCAACATCAGGTGCAGTTGGCCACTCAGCGCTTGTTGGCAGAGTTTACCGTTGCCCGTGGCAAGAGTGAGTATTTAGACCGCAAGCAGGTTGGGGCGTTTGGTGTGCGGTTTATGAAGTGCACCGTGGTGCTGAGTATTGATGACAAACTGCAGCGCTGCGATTTGTGGACCGGTGATGACATTAAACGCTTTTTTGATGATTTGCCGAATCCGCGCCCAGATAACCACAGTTTTATGATGTTGAAGCCCGACACGTTTTTGGTGCCTTTTGTAGATGCTGAGGGTGTGTTGTGGTCTTTTCAGTCTATAGCGGCCAATGGCACTAAGTTGTTCCCTAAATATGCTCGTAAAAAGGGCTGTATGCATTGCATAGGGTCTGTGGATGATGCCGATGTGATTGCGGTGGCTGAGGGGTATTCCACGGCTGCGTCTGTTTATTTGGCGTCTGAGTGGCCCACGGTAATGACCATTGATGTGGGTAATATGGCTGTGGTGGTGCGGGGTTTGTGTGAGCGTTACCCCAAGGCAAAAATTATTATTGCCGGTGATGATGACCCAACAAGCAAAGGTAACCCCGGACGCACCAAGGCAACTGAATTGGCGAATGAGTTGGGTTTGGTGGCGGTGTTTCCGGATGCGCCTAAGCAGGTGGCTGCATGAGCGGCGGCAAGTTAGATTGGAATGACCTGCATTGTGAGCACGGCATAGAGGTAGTGCGGTTTCAGTTGTTGCAGGCGGCTAATAGTGAGCCTACTGTGCGGCCTGCTGGCTCGCCTGATGTAGATCTTCCCCCAACCCCATCTGAAGACGAGGTCGAATTTGGCGCGGCTCCAGCTACCGAGGGGTACGGGGAGGGGTGGACGCTGGCTAAGGTGACCACTCGGTTTGCGCTGGTGGAAGGTGAGACCAAGGTATTTGATTTATACCGCAAGGCTGTCGTTAAGAAGACAGGGTTTGAGGTGTTGGTAAGTAAGGCGCTGGCGACGGCGTGGTACAACTTGCCAGATAAAAAAGGCATAGATCCTGACCAGGCTAAACGGTTAGAAACAGAAGCTAAGCTGGGCAAGCGTCTTAAGTCGTCGGACGTTAGCAATGCCGACGATGTATTTTGGCGCTATGTGTATTTAGATGGGTCGCAAGATATTTATGACCGTCGATTACGGCTGCGCTTGCCGGCGGCGGCGGTTAAGTTGGCGTTGGGTGATACGTTTACAATGTGGCAAAACAGTAATCAGCGGCGGGTTATTCCTTCTGAGAATTTACTGTTTGACCCGCGTATGAAAGAGCCACCCGCTGACACCATTAATACCTTTGAGGGTTTACCTCTTACCCCGCACCCCGATCTTGAATTGTGCTCGGGTATGCGTGGCCTATTACGATTTTTATGCAATAAGCAGGACGATGCGGTGCATTGGTTAACATGCTGGCTGGCACTGCCATTACAGCGTGTGGGGGCCAAAATGGACACGGCGGTGCTGATGCATTCGACGATGGAAGGCTCGGGTAAGTCGCTGCTGTTTGACGGTATTATGCGGCCAATTTATGGCGACTACGGCGCCACGGTTGGTCAGGCTCAGTTAGAGTCTAACTGGACAGCGTGGCAGGCCAATAAGCTTTATGGTTTGTTTGAAGAGGTGGTAAGCCGAGACCAGCGGTATAACCAGGTGGGTAAAATTAAACACATGGTGACCGGTAAAACGGTGCGCATTGAAAGTAAGTTTGTGAATGGCTGGGAAGAGGCGAACTACATGAACGCTGTTTTCCTGTCGAATGAGATTATGCCGTGGCCCATTGGCGAGAACGATCGCAGAATGTTGGTGTTATGGCCCTTGCTTACCCTGCCAGAGAAAGCGCAAAAGCGGATTGGCTGGGAGCTTGAGAACGGAGGCATTGCCGCGTTTTATGACTACCTGCTTAATTACGATGTAGGCGAGTTTGACGAACGCACAAGGCCACCGCATACACCAGCGCGCCAACGGCTCGTTGAGCTGAGTAGAGCAAGCTGGGAGACGTTTTATAATCAGTGGCGTACCGGCGAGCTGGGTGTACCATTTACGCTGTGTCGCACGCAGGATTTGCACGACTTGTTCTTGGAGTGGTGTAGTAAGCTCAAAGAGCATTCGCTGTCTGACACCAAGTTCGGTTTGTTTATGTCTACCAAGCAAGATTTGGCGAAGTCTGAAAGCCAAATTGGGTGGATGGATGAAAACAATCAACGACGACGATCTATTTTCTTTCAGCCGTGCCCGCCTAAAGATTTAAAGATGAATGACGCAAGGCAAGTGGGCGAATACGTGCATGAGTGGCGGTTAGAGGCATTAAAAGCCGGCTGGCACCCCGAAAAATGGGAAAAAAGCGTGTGCTTTACCGCGCCAGCGGCGGGAAGTGGCGCATATGGGAGCTGAATTTACTAGGGTTGCTAGGGTTGTACTAGGGTTGGTTTTTTCAACCCTAGTAAATGAGGTGCAGCATTCACGCGGGTTTGCGGGGCGTTTTTCCGATTTACTAGGGTTGCTAGGGTTAAACGCGCGCGCACACGCGTAAATATAGCGATATTTGAGGCGTTTTTTTCTCTACGCGAGGCAAAACAACCCTAGTAACCCTAGTAACCCTAGTAAATGACATATAAATGTATGAAATATAAAGAAAATAATTTACTAGGGTCTTACTAGGGTTGAGCGATTTTACTAGGGTTGGATTTTTGGGGAGTAATGACAGTGATTAATGCGATTGAAGTGGCGCTGATTGCCTGGGGCGACGAGTTTAGACGGCACGGTACGGCATCGTTGCAATGCCCACTGGGTGCGGCTATCGCCAACAAGGGTGTGATGATTGTAGGTACGGGCGGTGAAGGCGGTAGGGCTTTGTATACCGGTGATCTTGGCGTTGTGGGTGCGGCGGTAGAGGCAGCGCTAGTTGCCATGCGTCAAAGCCCCGAGATTGGCGGTATGGGCGCGGCGGGTGTTGAGCTTGTGAAGTTGGCGCGGGTTAGGTACCTAACGGATCCTATGCCGATTGTGTCGCGCCAGATGAAGCGAATGGGCTGGCGAACTGAAACAACGTACTACAGCAAGCTAGACCAATTGCATCGCGCTATTGAGCCTAACCTGATGGTTGAGCTGCCTTGGTTGAAGCGCGCAGGTTAGTTTTTTTAATTTATTTATTATTTTTTTAGCTGTTTTTCTATGACCACACACCTTGCACACACCATAGACGCAAATGGCGAAAATAGGGGGTTTACGCCATTGGGGGTAGAGGTGTAAAAAGCGTGTATTGTTGTATAACTCTGTCAGTTGGTTGGCGTCGCACCCAGCCTGCACCCTCAGCCCCGCCCACGGAAGTGTTGCGGGGTTTTTTTATTTCTGGAGTTTTGTATGCTCAATGTGAAACAGCTACGGGAGTATGTGGTTCGCCCAGTGCTGCGTGAGCTTGATGCATATAGTGAGCATGCAGAAATGCTACTGCTTGGCACGGCTGCACAAGAAAGCAGCTTTGAGCTTATTCATCAGGTTGGTGGTGGCCCTGCAATGGGTTTGTGGCAGATGGAGCCAGCAACACACAGCGATATAGTTAATAAATATCTTAAATATCGACCTGAGTTGGCAGCTAAGGTGTTTCGTGCTTCTGGTTGTGCAGGTCTTGATTGCAATAATCTAATTAAAAACCTTTCCTACGCTTGCGCTATGGCGCGAGTCCATTATTTACGTGTGAAAGAGCCTTTGCCAGTTGATTTAGAAGGGCAGGCTGCTTACTACAAACAGCATTACAACACGCCTGGTGGTAAAGGCACTGCGAAACAATATATCCAAAATTTTAAAAGACTTGTGGAGCCAAACCTATGACCACGTTGCTGGCCCAGCTTATCGGCCCATTGCTTAAATACCTGCCAGATATTACCGAGGCCGCACGTATTTTGGTTGATCGCGATACGCGCAAAGACAATGACACTAAGCCAAGCACATCAATTGCGAAGGTTGGTATCGGTGCCGCAGGTGTTCTGTTTATCGACCCTGATACTCCGCCAGATGTCGCGATCATAACGTTGATAGCAAGCCTTGGATTATATTTCTATCGTCGGCAGATGCAGGGCGAATAATGTCTGATCGTATACAGACCATTCTGACACCACAGAATGTGTTTTTTCTTGGCTCGGTCATTTTTAGTGTTGGCGTTAGTTATGCAACGTTAAGCGCGGCTGATACTAATCAACAAGAGGCGACAGCAGCGCTGCAGGTTAAGACTGCTGCAATGACTAAGGATGTTCAGGAGATAAAGCTGGACGTAGCGACGATTAAAGCTAATCAAGAAAGTGAGTCGATTAATCGAACTGACCAAATGAGCCAGCTTAGAGAAGACATGAAACAAACCCGCGAGGATATTAGACACATACTTCGCGAACTACGGAATTAGTTCTGTGCGTTTGGAAATGAGGGACAACATTGATCGTGTTGTTCGGGACGCTAAGATTCTTAAGCGTACCAAGGTGCCCATGGCTACGGCTAAGGCACTCACATTCACAGCTGAGCGTGTACAGGCTGCTGAACAGACCGAGATTCAAAGGGTATTTGATAGGCCCACACGCTGGACGCTGAGGTCTATCTATAAGCAAAGCGCTACACCAGCGCGCTTGTATGCCAAGGTTTGGATTAAAGATGAGTGGGCTGGTGGTACGTCTGGTATACCCGCATCTAAATACTTAACCCCACACATTGATGGCGGCAATCGACCACACAAGCGCTTTGAGAAGGCGCTTATTCATTACGGGATAATGCCTTCTGATATGTACGCTGTGCCTGGTAGGCGCGCTCGTATGGATGCGGCCGGTAATATGAGCCGAGGCCAGATCATACAAATACTGTCTGCGCTGGGCGCTGCTGAGCGTATGTCGGGCTTTATGGCCAACCGCACAGCTAAAAGCCGCAAGCGCAGGCGCAACCAGCCTGACTACTTTGTAGGGCGTCCGGGCAATGGCACTGGGCCACTGGGTGTATGGCAGCGCATAGGCAACGGCACTCGACCTATTCTGATATTTGTTAAGCGTCCCACGTACAAGCGGCGCTTTGATTTCTATGGTGTAGCCCAGCGCACAGCATTGAAAGAGTTCGATGCCCTGTTTGTGAGGGCATTAGAGCGGGAGATGTCGCGATGACCACGAATATGACGAAAAATGTCGATTTTTGCACCATCAAAGGGCGGTCAAGGGGTGCCTTCACCCAAAAACAATGGGTCCTTTCGCAGATCTGGCCAACGGGGTAATTCGGGCCCCGATCTTTTTGCAGATTCAAATTTGTATGGGGGGTTCCGCTTCTATGGTGCCTTTGCGTTAGCCCTTGTATAGCAGTGTTTTACCTTCCATTTAGTGTTTTTTAGTTTGGGTTTTATATGCCGACACAGCGTGAAATTGCTCGCCACTTAGACATGAGCGATCGCAATGCGCGTGACGTGATGAAGGCGCTTGGCCTTGATTGGCAAAAATTAACCGTTGATGAAATTCGCGTTGCTTACATTCGCGATCTGCGCGCAAAGGCGGCAGGGCGTGGCGGCTCAATGATTGAAGAGCTGAACGCGGCGAGACTAGAAGACATGCAAGTTAAGTCGGCAAACGGTCGCTTGGCTTACAACGAAAAATTAGGGTCGTTGGTATCGGCGGCTGACGCTCAGCATTGTTTGTGTGATTGGGCTGCCTTCGCTAATCGGGAATATAGCAGCGGTATTGAGCGACTTATTCAGGAAATCGAAAGCGTGAACAAACTCACGATTGATCGATCATTGGTGATTAAAGTTGCTGGAGCTACAACCGAGCGAATTGCTGGCTACGCGGGAAAACTTGGCCGCGAGCTTACAGGAGGCAGCGAATAACTTTTTGCCTCAGCAAGAAATTGCGACAGCTGAGTATATTCAAAAGAATTTCTATTTGCCGCCGGTCTCGGGTGTGCTGCACGGCCTGTATGATTTTTTCTATACACCTTATTTTTTAGGGGTTGCCGCTGCGCTGGATGATCCAGACGTAGACGAAGTCGATTTGATGAAAGCCAGTCAGATCGGTTGGACTTACTTTCTAATCGGCTACATTTTTAAATTTATACATTTCTTGCCGCGTCCGATCATGGTGCTGTTTGCCAAAGAAAAAGACGGTAAGAATTTTCATGACGAAAAACTAAAACCCACGGTAGAAGATAACCCAGCCATCGCGAAGCTGATGCCGGTATCGACTAGCAGGGTAAGCGGTAATAGATGGGACCATAAGAACTTCCCTGGTGGATTCTTAAAACTGGTCGCATCTAATTCACCGGGTAACGTTAAGTCTACATCGTCAGTTGGTTTGGCCGTTGTCGAAGAGCCAGACGATACCAGCGACGATGTAAAGGGGCAGGGCGATGCGATCGGTTTGCTTGAAGAGCGAATCAAACGCTACCCCGGCTCGAAGATGCTGGTGGGTGGTACGCCAGCCATTAAAGGCGTTAGTAAAACAGAAGCGCGCCTCGCCCAAACAGATTGTCGAGTACTCCCAATTATCTGTAATGGCTGCGGCAAAGGCCATGTGCTGGACTTTGCCCACATAAGCGCGCTGGACATACCAGAGGGCGAACTACCCCACGAAATTTATGGAAAGGTGGATCCCAGTACGGCGGTTTATTCCTGCCCACACTGCGGTGAAATGTGGGACGACTACCAGCGCCGCGAAAACATACGCAACACCGTATTCAACGCGGTAGAACGTGGCGATCCATTATGTGGATGGGTGCAAACCAAGCCCTTCGCCGGTCGCGCTGGATTTTTAGAACTCAACGAACTTTATGCCTGCATGGAAGGCACCACTTTAGCCGGCTTAATTCGGGAACAGCTCAACGCTGAACACCGAGCGCGGCAAGGTGATCTTTCCATGATCATCAAGTTTGTAAACCAAAAACAAGGCCGCGCCTACGAGTACAAATCTGACTTGCCAGACGCTGACAAGCTGGCAGAGCGCGCAGAAAGTTACCCAGAATTATTCGTACCGGCTGGCGGTTTAGTACTTACCGCCGGTGTCGACGTACAGCATGACCGCGTGGCAATTGTCATTCGCGCATGGGGCCGTGGCGAAGAAAGCTGGCTGGTTTACTGGGGTGAAATATTTGGCCAAGTCACTTTGCCCGGTCAGGGTGTTTGGGTAGACCTAGCCAAACGAATATTTAGCCCGATAGTGCATGAGAGTGGCGCAAAACTTCGCGTACTTGCGATATCGCTAGATACCTCAGACGGTACCGCCACTCAAGACGCAGCTTATGCGTTCTGTCGGCAATACCAGCACCAAGGCGTAATGGCAGTAAAAGGCGCGAGTGAACGCGCCAACACCCGCGACGATGAACGCCGTGAAATATTCAGTCCACCGCGTCAGGCGCTAGACACCGACCATGAGCAAAAGGCTTATAAATACGGGCTGCGTCCTTACATTGTCGGCACGTCTCGGGCAAAAGATTTATGGATTGAAGGTCGCTTACCGCTTAAGGGATCTGGCCCCGGACGTATGCACTTTTACGACACCGTGCGACCCGACTACTGGCGCCAAATCACGGCAGAAATCAAAGCACCAAGCCGTAAGCATCATGGCCGAAAGGTATGGCAGAAAAAAGCCGGTGAAGCCAATGAAGGCACCGACTGCGAAACCTACGCACTGCACGCCGCACGATCGCTTAAAACGCATCTGTTATCAGAGGCAGACTGGACAACCATAGAAGGCAATATTCGCCAAGGCGCGTTATTTGAACCCGCGCCGGTACCGATTGAGCCAGAACCGGATGATTCTCCGGACGAACCAAACAAACCCACAGAGACCCCGCCAACTGGCGGGGTTGTTGTTTCTGGGCGACGTAGCCGACTACGTGTGCTTACTCAAACTAGGTAAATAAGCATGGCGATAACGCTAGAACAAGCACAAAGCCAACTGCAGGCGTGGCTAGATGCCAGCATTGCGGTTAGCAAAAAGCAAAGCTATCGCATTGGTGGTCGTCAGTTGGAATACGCCGACGCGGCAGAAGTTACCCGCATGATCGACTACTGGCAAAACCAAGTTGACCGCTTAGCGTCTGGCACACCACGCGGCATTACCTTGCGAGGCATCACGCCGCTATGAGCCGCAACAAACTGCCAGAGCCAACGGTATTAGACAAAGTCATTACCTGGGCATCGCCAGAACTCGGCGCCAATCGTCTAAGAGCCAGAATGGCATTGCAAGCGTTGGGTGGCTATTCAGGTGCGTCTCGTCGTAAGCGTACCTTGAGTAAATATAATGCCTCCAACGGCAGCGCTGCCGCAGACCTGTTACCAGATTTACCAACGCTTCGCGAACGCAGTCGTGATCTTGAGCGCAACAACCCCATTGCCGGTGGCGCTATTAACACCGTTGTTACAAAAACGGTCGGTACCGGCCTAGCGCTTAAATGCGCAGTAAACCGCGAAGTACTCGGTTGGGATGAAGAAAAAACCCGTACATGGCAGCGTAAAACCGAGGCCCTGTTTCGCTCATACGCCGAAAGCACCGCGCCAGACATTTGCCGTGAACAAAACTTTTACGGCCTGCAAGATCTGGCGTGGCGCTCTGTATTAAGCAGCGGCGATGTATTCAGCTTATTGGTACACAAAGAACGTCCCGGTCACCGCTATAGCGCCTGTCAGCAGCTTATTGAGGCAGACCGCGTTTGCAACCCGCAGCGTAAATCCGACACCGAAAAACTCACCGCCGGCATAGAGCGTGACGACGATGGCGCGCCGCTAAAAGCGCACATATTGCGCAGTCACCCCGGCGCGCTGGGTGTGAAGGACATGCACTGGGATGAACGCGATTTCTTTACTGAAACCGGCAAGCGCGCATTGCTGCATCTGTACCGTAAACGTCGCGTGGGCCAGCCCCGTGGTGTGCCATACCTCGCGCCGGTAATTGAAAAACTAAAACAACTAGACCGTTACACAGATGCAGAACTAGAAGCGGCAGTAGTCAGCGCCTTCTTCGCCGTGTTTATTAAAAAGCCCGGCGGTAGTGGTATGAGCCCGTTAGCGTCTGCGGCTACCGGTGAAACACCGAATGGCAGTGATAAACGACAAGGCGGATGGGATGGCACCCTAACTGGCGGCATCGTTGCCGAGTTAGACGACGGTTGCGAGGTAGATACCGCTACACCCGGTAGACCAAACCAAGCCTTTGACCCGTTTGTGTTGGCCATGCTGCGTCAAGTTGGTATTGCACTAGAACTGCCCTACGAAGTGCTGATTAAACACTTTACCGCAAGCTACACCGCAGCCCGCGCTGCCGTTATGGAAGCATGGCAATTTGTGCGCGGTTGCCGTGAATTCTTGGCCAATGAATATTGTCAGCCGATTTATGAACACTGGCTAGAAGAAGCTGTTGCACTCGGTGATGTAGACGCCCCCGGATTTTTCAAGGATCCACTTTTACGCTGGGCTTACTGCGGCAGCATTTGGGTGGGCGATGGCCCCGGCACGGTAGACCCATTGAAAGACGCTAATGCAGCAGAGAAACGCCTCTCTATTGGCATAAGCACTCGCGCCAAAGAAAGCATGCTCTACGACGGCAGCGACTGGGAAGAAAACCACGAACAGCTCGCACTCGAAAATAAGCGTCGTATGGAAGACGGACTCGGCCCAATTAAAGAGAGCAAAGCCGACCCAGACCCCAACGATCAAAGTGATCCAAAAAATAACCCCGACCTACCCGAGCGGAATTAATTATGTCAGATCCAGTAACTGAATCTTCGCCCAGTATTCACCGCGGGGCGGAGTTTGAATTGCTGTGCAATGAACCGTGGGCCATTACGCCAGAAGCGTTGCGTTCCATCAGTGAAATTGCACTGAATCAAACCAGCGACATATCTGCTCTGCAAAGTCGCCTTGGTCGCCCAATTGTAAATACGCGAACCGTTACCCAGCGCGAAAACGTAGCGTTAATGCCTATTGTTGGCCCCGTGTTTCGTTACAGCAACTGGATGACTGACTACTACGGCTGGCCAGCGGTAGAGACCCTAGCGACTGAGTTTGCAGCGGCTGAGGCAGACCCGCGCACCACACACATCGTATTGATGATGGACACACCGGGCGGCATTGCCAGTGGCATCGCTGAGTTTTCGGCCATGATCCACAACAGCACTAAACCGGTCATTGCCTATGTGGGCGGCAACGCTGCCAGTGCAGGTTACTGGATGGCCTCTGCCGCTGGTGAAATTGTTATTGCGCGCACTGGTGCCGTTGGCTCTATTGGCAGTGTGCTTACGGTGTATCCGAACCGCGATACCGGATCAATCGAGATTGTAAGCACCCAGAGCCCACATAAACGCCCCGACTACGGTACACCAGAAGGCCGAGCTTTAGCACAAACCTTTGTCGACAAACTCACCAGCATCTTCATTGCCGACGTCGCGAATTATCGCGGCGTTAGTGAAGAAACAGTCCTGTCTGATTTCGGTCAGGGCGACATGCGCTTAGGCGCCGACGCAATTGCCGCCGGTATGGCCGACCGCGAATCAACCCTTGAACAACTGATCGCCGAAATCAACGGCAAAACAACTGGAGTCACCACCATGTCTACCAACCAAAACCCTAAATCGGTGCTGGCCACCGAGATCACCAGCGAATACCTCGCGGCAAATCATGCCGACTTAGTTGCCAGCATTAAAAGCGCAGGCGCAACAGAGGCAAAAGCTGAAGTTGCTACTGCTACTGCCGCAGCGGCTACCGCTGAGCGTGAACGTATTCAGGCTGTAGAAGCTGCTGCTTTACCGGGTCATGAAGAGCTTATCGCCAAGCTTAAATTCGACGGCGTTACCAGCGGTGCAGAAGCTGCTGCCCAAGTTATTGCAGCAGAAAAAGCGCTGCGCGGTGATGAACTGGCTAAATTACGAGCTAACTCACCAGATCCGGTAAATCACACGCCGGCACCAAATACGCCAGCCGCTAAAAAAGATGAAGACCCAGAAGCGCCGCTAGAAGAACGCGCAAAAGCAACTTGGGATGCCGACAAAGAGCTGCGCTCAGAGTTCGGTAAATTCGAAACCTATCACGCCTATCGCAAGGCTGAAGAAGGGGGTCAGGTCAAACGCCTGGCTAAATAAACCCAGCAATAACGCTGGAACCAACCACAACGCCACAGGAGAAACACCATGGCTTTGACTCAAGACACCCCCCGTTCTTACGAGACTGGGGATATTAATGAAATCCCAGTGGCAGCCGCCACCAAGATTTTTGAAGGCTCAGCAGTGGGCATCGTTGTCGGCACCGGTTTGGCTCGTGCATTGGTTGCTGGTGACCAGTTCGCTGGCTTTGCAGACCGCCAAGCAGACAACTCAGCCGGCGCCGCAAGTGCTACTCGTGTACGAGTGCGTGAAGAGGGTAAAGCAGAACTTGCTGTTGGCAGCTTAGCCGCTACCGACATTCACAAACTGGTTTACGCCAGTGCAGACGGCACTTTTACGCTCACAGCCAGCAGCAATAGCTTGATTGGCCATGTTCACCGCTTTGTTAGTACCGGTGTTGGCATTATTAAGTTTGCAGCGCAGCCAATCATCCCAGCGGAATAGTCGCTGGGTAATTTAACCCCCAAATTAATTTTATAGGAGGCTCCCCCATGGGCGCTGAAGTACTTTCGAGCCGTGCCATTATCGGCATGTTTTATGAGATTTTGGAACAGAACACAGGCACCACCTGGATTGATTCTGTATCAAATTTATTCGACTCAGACCAAGCGTTAGAAACCTATCCTTGGATCGGTATGGTGCCAACACTGCGCGAGTGGATTGGTGGTCGCCACGCTAAAGGCTTTAACTCTGCTGAACTCAGCATTGAAAACCTGCACTTTGAAGCGACTTTAGAAATTCTGGTTCGTGAATTGCGTCGCGACAAAACAGGCCAGCTTGCAGTTCGCATTGGTGAGCTAGCAGACCGAACCAATACTCATTGGGCCCGTTTGTTGTCGGTGCTCATCCTTAATGGCGAAACCCAGCTTTGCTACGACGGGCAGTACTTTTTCGACACCGATCACCAAGAAGGCAGCAGCGGTGCCCAGTCAAACCTGATCACGACTGACATTAGCGCGTTACCTACAACGGTGCATGGCGCGTCTGCTGCCGCACCGAGCGTAGAAGAATTTCAACACGCTGTATCGAAATCGATTACCCAATTGACCAGTCTTAAAGACGATCAGGGTGAACCGATCAACGAAACGGCGCGGGAATTCTTGGTAATGGTGCCATACAGCATGTTGTCAGTTGCGCAAACAGCACTAACCGTTCCTCGGGGCACTGGTATGACTGAAATCATCATGCCAGACAACGTAGTAACCAAAGTGGTTGGTAACGTGCGCCTGAGTGCCTGGACAGACAAGTTCGCAACCTTCCGTACCGATGGCCGCTTAAAAGCATTCATCCGCCAGCAAGAAACTGATGTGGTGATGAAGGCAAAAGCAGAAGGCTCAGAGTACGAATTCGACAACGATGCTCACCAATACGGTGTAGACACTTGGCGTAACGTGGGCTTTGGTCGCTGGCAGTACGCGGTGCTTAACCAACTGGTTTAATCACCCGTTTTGTAACCACTAAACCCCAAAATAAAGAGGTCTTTTTAGGCCTCTTTATTTATTTATGGAGCCTGAATTATGGCCAAGTACCGAGTAAATATGCCGGTGACCTTGTTTGCGGGGATTATTGTGCTTACAGCACAGCAAGCAGCTCCGCGCATGCATTGCCTCAAAAAACTGGCAAAGAATAAGTTTGAAATTATTGAACCGATTATGTTCAAGGTCGGCGAGGTAATCGATATCCCCGGTAAACCGGACAAAGCCCTGGCGCAACGCCTGTCACCAATGGTCAACGGCAGAGTTGTCGACGATGACGAAGATGATAGCGGCGGCGATCAAGGATCTGGCAAGAACGCGGGTGATGATGGGGTAGGCGGTTCTGATGATGGATCTGGCGTTGCTGATGACGATACCGGCGAAAACTCTGAGCTTGAATTAGATGGCGAAGGTGATGCCGACGAGAAAGAGGACGGCGGTGATGACAAATAAAACGTACAAAGTCATTGGTATGCCGTTTCTGTTACCAGATGGTTCAAAGGTGCCGGTTGGTGATGAAATTCAACTTTCAGACGACGTTGCAGCCTTGCACCGTGCTCGTTTGCGATTGAAGAAATCCGCACAAGTTAAATTGCCAGCCAAAAAATCTTCAGAAGTAAAAAGCGATGATTGATGAGGATCTTGCAGGATTTCTCGAAGACTTTGACGTAGGTGGCGAGGTAGACGGGCAACCGTTTCTGGCCATTCGCGACATGCCGGATGAAATCAACGGCTTGGGTGGTTTGAATAGCCAATCGAGCAACTACGAGATTCTAGTCATGACTGCCCAAGCTGCTGCCTTAGGTATTGTGCAACAAAAAATAGTGATGGTAGCCAGCGAATCTTATCGCGTGAGAGACCTTCGCAAAATTGACGATGGCGCATTTAGCGTTGCGTCATTAGCTAAGTTGTAAATCAGAGCTAAGTCATGGAATCAATGCAAGAACTGATTATGCAGCAGGCATTAACGCTGCTGCTTAACTGTGGGTCATTGGCTGAAGATCGTGTGTATCGCAGTCGAACAGAAGCCATTACCCGTGGCGGAACACCTGCCATTGTACTTAGCCCAGATTTAGAAACAGCAGAACGTGAAAGTTTTGATGTAGATCGCTGCCAATTTGAAATGTCGGTAGAGATCTTAACTCGCGAATCACCGGACGGAAGCACCCCGTGGGACAAGCTGGCCGATCAGGTCAAGGTTGTCATTCACCGCGCACTCATGGCCCAAGATGTATTTCCGATGGCCGACCGAGTGCAACGGTTTTATACCGACTGGGTAGAAGAAGAGGGCGACAACACTGCAGGCAACTGCATGATGCGGTACCGCTTTGCCTACCTGTGTAATTCATCTGACTTGGCCATTGGCCCCACTTATTACTGAGGTAAACACTATGCAAATCGCATTTGGTAGCGGCTTGTTTTACGCAACGCCATTAATGGACGCAATGGGTAATGCCATCGCAAACCCAACCCCCATTCTGCTTGGTGTAATGCAAGAATGTGGTATTGATATCACTTTCGACACCAAAGAACTTTTTGGTGGTGATCAATTTGCTGTTGACGCCGCTCGCGGTATGGGCAAGTTGAGTGGTAAGGCTAAGTCCGCTCAGATCAGCGTTGAGCAGTGGAATAAATTGATCTTTGGGCAAACGGTTACTGCCGGCCAAGTATTGGTTCACCACGAAACCACTGCAACACCAGTACCTGAAACGCCCACTATTGTAGTTACCCCACCGAACAGCGGCACCTTAACCGGTGACTTGGGTGTGCGCACCACAGGCGGTGTTGCACTTACTCGCGTGGCCAGCACACCAGCTACGGGTGAATACACCTTTGACCTTGGCACAGCAACCTACACATTTGCAGCAGCAGACGAAGATGTGCCGGTGTTTATCGACTACCGCTACACATTGGCAACCGGCACTAGCCTGTCTATTAAGAACCTGCCAATGGGTGATATGCCGGTATTCCAAGGCGAGCTTTACCTCAAGTACAAAGGCAAATCTATGTACGTTAAAGTGCCCAACTTTGTCAGTAACAAGCTGGGTATTGCCACCAAGCAAGACGACTACACCATTCCCGACTTTGAATTTACCGGCTATGCCGATGAATTTGGCGAGGTCGCCTACTGGAGCGCGAACGAATGAGCGTAGTGAGCGTACCAGGCATTAGCTTCACCTTCGCTGGTGGCAAAGTGCTGGTTATTCCGCCGCTGTCGCTGGGTGATTTAGAGCAGCTCCTAGAGCCAATCAACCATGTAATGAATGGCGTTATTGATATGGCCGCCATTGGCACGGTCATCGATGCTACCCACGCTGCGCTTCGTCGTAACTACCCAGACATGGAACGTGCAGAAGTGGGTAGCCTAATCGACCTGAGCAACATGCGAGACGTGGTTCAGGCCATCATGAACGCATCTGGTATGGAGCCGGTTGCGGCGGGTGAAGCGGGGGAAGTTCAGGCCCCATAGACTGGGGCCAACTTTACGCACACCTGGTGGCCAGCACAGGGCATAGCCCCTTAACGTTGAGGCGTGAATGGGACTTCCCTATGGTGGCCAGCATGACGGAATACTGGACCAAACATCCACCGGTTCATATTTTGGTGGCCGGCTATATGGGCTATAAGCCAGAAACCCAAACCAAAGGCGCACCCGAATTAAATGCGACTATTGCAGAACTTGCCGCCGATTTTGGCGACGACCTGCCGCCGCATTTGCGCAAGGCATTAGATAATTTTATTCCTGTCGATTAACTCCTATTTACACCTATGTGGTGTGGTGATTTATGGAAAAACGCATTCAGTATCAAGTCTCTGCGAATAATGCAGGCTTTGATAAAGCCATAGACAGTATTGAGCGCAAAATGAAGGACGCGCGCACTACGTTTAATCGTGAGTTGCGTGGCATTAATACGGACATGAATGGTACCCAAAAAGTTGTTGGCCGAATGGGTCAGGCAGCCAATGATGCGTTTGGTGTTATGGGTGCCAAACTTAGAAGTGATTTTAAGGGTTTGGGTGTTGCTATGGCGGCAGCATTCTCAGTTGTAGCAATTAAGAACTTTGCTGCTGAAAGTAAAACAGCGCTATTAGAGTCGCAGTCTTCGTTTCGCGGTTTGGAATCTATTGCAAACAGTTCAGGCATTGGTATTGGTCGTGCTATGGCTGAAGCGCAAAAACTTACAGCCGACGGGCTAATGACAGTAACGGATGCGAGTAAGTCACTACAAAATCTATTAAGTCGTGGCTATAACATTGATCAAGCAGTAGAAACGATTAATAGATTGAAGGATGCTGCTGCATTTAATCGGCAAGCAAACCTTGGGCTGTCAGATGCGGTACTAACCGCTACTGAAGGTTTGAAGAATGAAAATTCGATATTGGTTGATAATGCTGGTGTAACTAAAAATGTGTCAAAGATGTGGGAGGAGTACGCATCTAAGATTGGTAAAACTCGTGATCAACTTTCTCAAACTGAGAAGATACAAGCAGAGCACGCGGGAATTATGCGCGAAACCAGCGCGCAGGTAGGCAATGCCGCAAAAGCCGCAGAGGGGTTGTCTGGTAGTCAGGCAGATTTAGAAAAAAGCAGTTTGGAT